TGATGTTCCCAATCCCCTTTGAGAACCAAGGCCGTTGCCCCTAGCGCCACCGCCTGACCCGCCAGTGGTGGCAGCACCTGCTGAGCCGCCGCCACGACCACCACCAATCGCAGTAATAGACGAAATTCCAGAACCAGAAATGGACGAATTTCCACCAGCCGTTTCTATCGGGCCGCCACCTCCAACTATTACTACATAACTACCGCGTGGAATTAATTGACTAGCTGAGTATAAAAATCCACCTGCACCCCCACCCCCGTTGTTATGAGCATAAGTAGTTTGGCCGCCACCGCCGCCACCAGCAACAACAAAATAATCAATTATAATAGTTGGATTTAAATATGTAATTGCATTTAGTCTTAATGCTACTCCACCATCTGGATTAGTAAGATACATCATATAGGTTCCATCTACAGTAGCTGGCAACTGAGCACGAACTTCAGTTGAATTTACAAAACTAACTGACGGAGCAATATTACTGTTCACTACTACTGTACATCCAGTAACAAATCCAGTGCCAATTGCTTTAATATATCCACCAGCGGTAGATACAGTATTACTTCCAGTAGCTACATAACTACTATTAGTAACTAAAATTGATGATATTTTCGGTCCACCAAAGTCAACTGTATTACTAAATTGAGTTGCAGTAATTGTACCGGCAGTAATTGCAGTTCCAGGTGTAGTAAATAAGGGCATGGTACTCTTATTTATTACTTCAAAAATGTAAAGGTACAATAGGTACAGGACCCATCTATTTTTACATAATTGTGCGGTCGCAGCATAAATATATTAGTAGAAACCATTAGTGGTTATTACTAATTTATAAGGACACACACTATGTTATCATTTTTTACCAATTTATTAAGTCGTTTATTTTCAGCACCATCATACTCCCATGATTTAGAATATTATGTTCTAAGCAAAAAGCCATCCTCTGTTGTAGAAATGGAACATTGGGTTAAAGAATATGAGCGTAAAAATAACCAAGGTTGGGTACTATGAAAAAGATACTAACATCCATTTGGAATTTTATGCAAGCATGGGGTGAAATTCGTGCTTCACAACAAATACGGAAAATGTATTAATATGAATAATTGGCAACCAATGCCAGATGAGGATGTTGATTGGGTTAATGATCCCAGCAAAACTCCTCAAGAAAAAGAAAAAGATTCAAAGAAATCTTAACTTACAGTAAAAGTAAATTGCCCGGTGTGGGCACATTGTATTGAAGTATCTGCCCAAATACGAAAATTTTTGGTTAATGCTTTCTTACAAAAATCAACATCTTCGCTAATTGTATTAGCATGGTCTATAGCAGAATGATACTTAAACTGTGGATAACCCACTTCTTTAATTACTACGGCCTTAACTAATACACAGCCGAATCCACACCCGGCAATTTCTATTAACCCACTATTTTTTATCTTGACATATGGAATATTAGATATTCCTCCACGATCATTATTCTCATAAATTTCTAGAATATGATGTCCAGTTTTTCTCTGTATGTATAATCCGGACACCATATCAAGATTATGTGCCAATAGTTTCTTTAAGGTGTCCGGTGGAAAAGATATATCACTATCTACTGAAAACAAATAATCATAATTCCTAACTGTCCAGTCAGCAATCAGATTACGAACTTGATCTATATTGTAACCAAAAAAGTATTGAAAATCTGCTTGATATTCATCCGGAATTTCTAGATCGTAAATACTTTTAAAAGTACTAGGCTCAATATTTTTTGCTGTTGGTATTGCTATCAGAATTTTTTTTTTATTTTAGGCATAGAGACAATTTCTTTTGCATTTTTAGTTTGTATTTCACTGTTAACTTTGTAATCATTTAATTCATTAACATCATTATAATTGCATACTATATCTTGTAAGCATTTTACTTTATCTGGATCGGCCGCTTCTATCAATGAATAGAAAACTGACCCATCACCTCCAGCTTTGAACCAATTGCCATCATAATCTTTGAAAGAACTATCATCCATATCATTCAATAATGATTTCTTGAAGGTGCGCAGATGGGTGTATGGCAATATCCAATTAAAATGATGTGTTCTATATTTCCCACTCTTTTTAATTGATTCTGGATAGGGCTGGCTAATTAAAGGTATGTTATCTACCACACTCCAGCAACTACCATATGTAAATTCGGTACTACCATCATATATCGCATTGTAATATGAGAAAATAGTATTATCATTAATCAAACTATCATCACCATCTAATAACATAATTATATCATCAGTTTTTAATTTGCGGATATTATCAATTTGATTCTTAACCGCGCCCTGATTTGATTTATTACTGATAACAATAAATTTATTCTGTAATTCAAGTGGTAAATCAGCTATGGTGGACTTTACGACAGATAATGTATTATCAGTAGAGCAATCATCAATTAAAATATGCTTATAATTGTCATAATCTTGTGAAGCCACACTTAATATACATTGAGATATATAGTTAGCACAGTTATAAAACGGACTAACAATTGTTATTCGTTGTTCATTACTTGCTTTGTAGTTATTCAATTCCACTTTATTATGGAATCTTCTAGATAATACTTTATGTACGCGATGATTAATTTTATTAACAGTTTGATATTCACTACGAGGTAGATATGCACCTACCTTGTGATAAAAGTGTTGTTTCCATTGTTTTGCAATAGTATTCCAACTTGCTAAATCTTTTATTATATTACAAAAATATTGTTTTTGCTGGTGCAGGTATTTATTACGATGTGCTGAAACTGTTACTCTTATGAAAAGATCAATCTGCTGATCTTTATTAATATCCGGGAATAATGCATTAGGTTCAATAGCATAATCAATAAGATAACATGCTCCATCTATTGCTATTTCTTCCAATGCCCCAAAACGACAAGTAATAACTGGGGTATTATATAACAATGATTCTAATGTTGATATACCAAATGTTTCTGGAAAGGAATTAGGATACAACATGAAACTAGCCTTAGTCAATATATCAGCAATTTCTTTTTGTGTAATTATGCCGGTGTATTCTATCCCCAATTTAGAATTTTGAGGATCAGCAGCCATTGTCCGCCATTTATTCTCTTGTTCATCAGGTTCAGATTTAGTATCAAACAGATAATACCCACCAATTATTTTTAATTTAGCTTTAGGTATTAGTTCTTTTATTCTAGGCCATATGTCAGTTACCAATGGAATCATTCCTTTGGAAACACTAGCATTATATACAAATAAGTCCGGATCTTTTGCAGATATATCTACTTCTTTATGATATACATTCGCTCCGTTACGGGTAATGAATATCTTATTCTTTAATACTTCAAAATTTCGTCTACGGCCGTGATTACAATTAGTAATGTACGCAGTATGCCAATCACTTAATGTAAAAATATCAGTGATGCGATTACTAACGGCAAGCTCTTCTATCAAGTTGTCACCTAGACAAAAAGTATCATGCATCCATAATACACGAAGTTTGGCCTTAGAAACAATTCTTTCATATAAGTTAATATGTTTAAATTGCCAAGCTCTAGCATCATTCAATTTTGCATAATCATTTTCTGATGTGAAAGGGATTACTGTTCTAGAACTTATAACAATATCAAACTCATGCTCATCTGCCAATTCGCTTAGCGGACGATAAACAACATTATTGTATATACCAGGTTGTGCCTGGTTTGTAATACAATTATTAAAAACAGTAACAGAGAATCCTTCAGCAGCAAGAGCCCTGGCATTAAGTACAACTGCACTTTCACTACCGCCAAGACCTTGTTTCTCTATTGTGCTACCGTCATATGGGATACCAATGATGTCAATGATGGCAATTTTCATATCAAGTTAGTCCAGTTCCTGAAATTATCCAAGTAGTTGATGTTAATTTCATAGCATTTGCTACTCCATATTGCGCCAATGATCTACTTCCTGTAGTACCTGCACTTGCAAGATACATTGTATCTGTTGTAATTGCGATAGTTAAAACTTCCGATGACAGATTAACAAAGTTTACAATTGTTCCTATTGGAAATGCCACTGAAGAAGCAGGAATAGTAAATGTCCTGGCATTTGCATCCGAAATTGGATGAAATATGCTTTTCCCAGCATCAGTGATAGTCAGTGTATAATTAGTACTCTGACTATTTTGAGGCATCCCTAAATATCCTAAACTGGAACCTGATTCAGGAAAGGTATATCCTTTACCAGGCCCTGTAGCAAATTGTGAAAGAGAACCCATTCTTAATACTTAAACTAAGAACCAACCAACAGTAGCATCAATGTAGCATAGTTTCACAGTAGCACCAACATAGTCAATAACTAAATCCTGAGCCAATCCCATTATAGGACTTGTGTTACGAGCAATAGTTGCATCTGTTCTAGTTGTTGCATTAGACACCGAAACTCTATCGCCTGCAGTAGGACCACCGGGTAATGTTATAGTAGTTGGATCAGTAGTGTTGGTCAATGCATACAATGTACCTGAAGTTGCTACTTGTGTAGTCCCAGTAACTACGACAACTGGTTGAGTAGATTCAACGCCTTGACTTCCTGTATAACCTGCAACTGTACTTGCTGAACCAGTGTACCCGATACTACCTTGACTACCAGTATATCCGATATTACCTTGAATACCAGGCTCTCCAGCCACTGTACTTGCTGAACCAGTATAACCAATTGGGCCTTCTGGGCCTACGATTTGACCAACATCATTCCATAC